AACGTGTTGATATTATGGAAGCGATTGAAAGTGTAAAGGAACTGCCCACTGGTTTGAAGTTAGTAAACGTGCGAGGTACGAATGGCTCAGGTAAATCGACGATCCCGTTACAGATGCTGGCTAATGACCGCGAAGCGTACATGCTGACGTTAGAAGGTAAAGATGTTGCAACAGTTTTCCCTTCTTACGGATGGTTAGCTCTTGGTAAATACCGTAATGCTGCTGGGGGGCTTGATACAGTCCGTACAACCGACGATATGAAGCGTATCTTGCAGTTGTGTAACCAACTACCGTTTAATATCCTAATGGAAGGTATCTTGGCTTCAACCGTATATAGTACGTACTCTGAGTTGTTACAGAAATACGAGAAAGTCAACCCTTTCCGTAAAGCTGGTGTAATGAGTATTGTTAACGATATGGACGTTGTTAAGGCTCGAATCATGAAGAGAAATGGAGGGAAACAAATTAAATTTGAACAAGTAGAATCGAAATGGAGAACAGTTAAGAAAAACGTTCAGAAGTTTAAAGATGATGGGCTAGCTAGTTGGGAAACGTCAAACCAAGAGATTGCGAAAGAAGAAACACTTGACTGGTTCTTTAAAGAGTTGGAAGTGAACATGAAAGATGCCTAAATCTGAAAAGCTACTAGCAGTTGAAAGGGTTTATGGGTTACCTATTGAGAGCGTCCTTAAGGATTACGTTGAACAGGGTTTATACGCGTCGAAAATAACAGCTGAAATAAATGAAAAGCTTAGTGCTGTTGGAGAAAAAAGCGTAACCATAAGTTTCACAAGACGACAACTAAAGAACGCAGGTATCTCTGCTCCAAAGCCGGATCGAAGTAAAATATCAAAATTAGCTTCAAACACCCCAGAGGAACTTGAACGCAGAAGCAAAGCTATGAAAGAACGATGGCAACGCGATGATAGTCTGCGAAACAAAGTTAACAAAAGCCTAGAGGAACGCTGGGCAGACCCAGCTTATGTTGAGTTTATGTCGGTTATGAGTCAAAACCTCTGGAGTTCAGCTGAACACCGTGATAACATCGCTGATAAATCGAGGGAACAGTGGAATAGTGGCCATGGTGAAGTGGTCATGGCCACTATTAGGGAGCTTTGGAAAGATGAAGAGCACCGTGAGAAAATGAAAGACCTAACGATAGAACGCTGGAAGGATCCCCATTATCGTTCAAAGATGAAAGAGGTTATAAAATCCTGTTGGGCTGATCCTGAGTATCGTGAAAAGGTAATGTCCAACAGTGGGAGAAAAGATACTAAAATTGAGTTAGCTGTGAAAGACATACTTGAGTGTCTTAATATTGAATATGAGCATAACGCTTTTCTCTCTTTTGATACCTTTTATTGCTTTCCTGATTTTAAGATAGCAAACAAAATAATTGAGTGCCAAGGTGATTTTTGGCATGCTAACCCAGAGATATACAAGAGCATCGAGGATCTTTCAGAAGTTCAACGAGTAAACGTTGAGCGTGACAAGCTAAAAAAGAAACACTATGAAGAGGGTGGATATGAAGTGTTGTACCTGTGGGAAACTGATTTTAAGAAAAACTTAGTAGGTGTCAAAGAGAGTATTAAAAACTTTTTGGAGGTGAACATGGGTGGTTGAAGTAGCTCGTAAACCGATTAAATTAACAAGATACGATATAAACGAGAAAATCAAAGAGCTAACCAAAACGGCTGTGTTACGTTTTAAAGAGAAGAATTTGAAGTGTGTGAACGTCCGTGGCTCCAACGGCTCTGGTAAGTCAACGATCCCTATTAAGATGCTTGCTGAAGATAAAGGAGCGTATATCCTGACTGACAGAGGTAAAGACGTAGCTACTGTACTGCCTAACGTTGGATATGTACTCCTTGGTACATACCGAAATAAAACGGGGGGAGGTGATACGTCAACGTTTCAAGACAAGGAGTATACCAAAGAGATTCTTAGAAAGCTATGGGTAACACCTTTCCACGTTCTCTTTGAGTCTATGACTATCTCTGCTTCCTTTACGTTTTGGGCACAGGTGTTCAGCGAGTTTGCGCACGATTTAGCTTTTACCAACCGCCAGATAGGGGTAATGAGTATTATTATTCCTTTAGAGGTAAATGAGCAACGTATAAAGAAACGTAATGGTGGTAAAGATATTAACATGAAGTACGTGGCTGGTAAGCTACGAACTGTTACAAACAACGTAGAAAAGTTTACAGCTATCGGTGTTCAAAGCTGGGCTGTTGATAATACTAGTGTAAGTCTTGACGAGGTTTATGACTGGTTCCACGAGCAAGTAAACGAGAACATGGAGGGATTAGGATGAGTTTAGCAGAGTCGAATAACAACCCGTTTGTAAATTATGGTGAAGTACCAGACCACGAGTTTTTACTATCTATGGAAAGAAAGGTACGTCCTCACTGGGAACCTCAGTATATTAATCTACCTGACGAAACAGTGAAGCTACGAGTTGACCCAGCAACTGGAAAGCCACTGTGGGAAATGTATTTTGAGAATATGGTTGAACGTCAGAATATCTGGTATAAGCGAGTAGTGCTTGGCCAGTCAGCCCCGTGGACAACCGATCCTGTCATGGGTCAGTTCCATTTTACGAATGTTGATAGAAAGTTAGACCGCGTAACGCTCTATTATATTGACAACGTACTTCCTAACCTTAAAGACAACGATGAGTCTCGTAAATATCTATTATTGAACACGTTCATTTACCGTTTGTTCTGTCGTATTGAGACTTGGGATGTTATCGGTTATCTTCATCCTGAAACGTTCGAAAGTGACTGGGATAGAGCTAAGACCAACCTCCGTGCGCGTCGTGAGTCAGGTGAGCCGGTCTTTACATCGGCTTACTACGTTAATGACCTAAAGGTTGCGAACGATGACCCAGCGACTAACAAGAATAAAACAGAGAACGCGATTAAACTTATCCAGTGGATTAAAGACAACCTTGAAGAGCTTTCTGCTTTCGTATTCAACCCTGCGAACAATATGGAATCGGTTGTGGAGTATCTAACACGTATTCCTGGCATTGGCTTATTCAACTCTTATGAAGCTTGCTTAGACTTGGGGATGGTAACAGAGTTCACTGGTATCCCATTCGTTGAGTGGACAGCAGACTATTTCACTAATGTCGGTCCGGGATGTAAGCGCGGTATTGATTACGTATTCGAAGACAAAGGAAACATGAGCTACCTTGACATTGTGTACTTCGTTACGAGTGTGTATGAACACGAGTTCAAGCGATTAGGCTTAAAGTACCTCTTCCAAGAAGGTACGACTGAACTGGATTTACGTTGCTGTGAAGGCTGGTTCTGTGAGTCTAGTAAATACTTTAACTATTGGACTACTGAGAACGGGTATGACTTCGCTAAAGGTAAACGTCCGAAAAAGAAAATGAAGCTCCAAACCGACGATGTTAACTGGTTGAAGCCAAGAAATAAGTAATAACACAGTCACCTCTATATTACTACTATGGAGGTGATTTCTCATGGGTAAAGAAGCAAAAGACTACTTGCCAGGATTAGGCAACGCATTTCACGTTAAGAGCGATGAGATTGACTTTGAACCACAAGTTCAGGCTAACTCTACAGCGACTGACGTTGCTGGNTTAAAAGCTGACCTTAACGCGTTACTAGCGAAGCTACGTGCTGCTGGTGTAATTAAATAATATACTTACAAAGACTTCCTTCGGGGAGTCTTTTTTTATTGACAGCAGGGAGTAAATTCCTGCTGTTTTCGCTTTTATTAGGTGTAAGTTAATAAAGGAGGAAACGTGATGTATACTTTTGCAAACGAAAACCCATCACAGCTTTGTATCGATGCCGCATTTACGGTACTTAGACATGGTAAAGAATTAGCACCTAGAGGAAAGAAAGTATTGGAGTTACATCCGGCTGCTGTCGAGTTTTTAAAGCCGACTAACCGCGTAACTTTCGTAAAAGGCAGAAAAATCAACCCATTCTTCCAACTAGCTGAAAGCTTTTGGATTTTACTAGGTAGAGCCGACGTTGAGTGGCTTACAAGATATAACGAAAATATGAAATCTTTCTCTGATGATGGAGTTTACTTTAATGCTCCTTACGGTGAGAGAATGCGCGCTTGGGGATTACACCGCGCGTCTGGTGATGTCTTTAACCCAATTGACCAGCTTCACGATGCGTTCCTTAAGCTAGAAGCTGATCCTGATACGCGACAAGCCTTTGTAACGATTGGCGATCCTCGCTATGATAACGCTGACTATACGTTGGGCGGTGGAAAAGATATCGCTTGTAACCGTGAGATTTACTTTAAGATTCGTGATGGTAAACTAGACATTACGGTTTCGAATAGAAGCAACGATGTTTGGTGGGGTACTTGGGGTGCTAACTTGGCTCAGTTCTCTACGATTCAGGAGTATATGGCGTCTATGTTAGGCGTTGGTATTGGTAAATATACGCAGTTCACCGATTCTCTTCACATCTATACTGAAGATTATGGTTCTAAGATTACGGATGATGTTTTAGAAGCCTATGGAATCGAAGACTTTAGAAACGTTGCTGAAACGCCTGAAGTTGAACACTTCGAGTTCGAAAACGAACCGCGTATGGAAGTGCTTGGCTTTGAAGAGGGTGAAGCGCTTATTCGTAAGCTTGAATACCTTGTTGAGTCACTTATCCACGTGAACGATAACATCGTAAATACAGAGATTGCGTATAATACGATGAACATTATTAAAGGTAGTCCTGATCCGTACTTCCGTATGACGCTTTATGCTATGATGGCTTATCGTGCTCACAAGCTAGGTAACGCTGAAGTTATGGTAGAAGCTCTACGCCTAATGGCTGACGGGCAGTGGAAGCTCTCTTGCTTATTCTTCCTTTATAATAAGTATAAAGGTATCGAAGAGTTTGAAGACTTATATAGCCACTATACAGACGCTCAAAAGGCGTATATCGAAGGTAAATAAGTTGCGAGGGGTAAACTGCCCCTCATCCTATAAAACGTTCTGGAGGTAAATGATATGGCTAAAACGAAACAAACGATTACAGGTGATTTGATTATTGGTGTGGATTTCGACGGTAACATCACGACTGAACCGGATATGGGTAAAAAGTTGGTGTTACAACCGAATTGTAAAGATGTTCTGTTGAGTTGGTGTGAAAAGGGTTATACGCTCGTATTATGGACGTGCAGAACAGGTCCGAGTTTAAACGAAGCATTAAGCTTTCTAGTTGAGAACGACCTGTACCACATCTTTACGAGTATTAACGACCAAGTTCCGTTGGTTGTGACAAAGTACCACCCACATGTAGCTCGTAAGTTAGGGGCTGACATTTACTTCGACGATAAGAACGCGATGACGACTGTGAACTGGTTGGATTATGCGGCATTCGTTGAAGACAAAATTAAACTGGAAGGTTGGGTTATTGATGGAGCGACAACAGAAGGTGCATACTAATGAAGATTGGATTAAGTTTAAGAAAGAGATTCACGACAAGCTACACGATATGCTTGATCCGCAGTTAGTCGCTGACATCACGGTTGACGAGCTTGTAGAGGTATATGCTAAGTTGCCTTACGTGCATCCTGAAATGGAGCTTAGAGAAGACAACCTTCTCATGACGACTGTATTTGTTTACCTTTCTGAAATTCAGTATAAGAAAGAAGGCACGTATGGCAGAAGCTTCTGCAAGCGCGGAGAAATGGACATCTTCTTTAATATGGCTCGTAAGTTTGACCGATTAGAGAATATGATGTTGCACGATAAGAAAGACGAAGTTGGTGAAGGTAAGACGGACACTGTGGGTGACGAAGCGAACTATGGTATGCTTTGGATGACTTACATTCTTCGTGAGAAACCTGAACTATTTAAAAACTGGTTGAAAAATAATTTCTGACAGCTGGGGGTAAATTGCTGTTTACTCCCTTTTATTAGGTTGTAAGCTCGATAAGGGCTAACATATAAAACTATAATCCTTTGGAGGTAACAAGAAATGAATAAAGAAGATATCGTAAAGTACATGGCAGACAACTCAGACAAAGCGTTAACACAAAAGGAAGCAAGCCTAGCAGTAGACTTATTCCGTGACGCAATTAAATCAGGTTTAAAAGCAGGCGATGATATCAACCTAGTTGACTTCTTCACTTTAAAGCCTAACGGACGTCCAGCTCGTAAAGGGCGCAACCCTCAAAATGGTGAAGAAATTCAAATTCCAGCTTCTGTTAACCTGAAGTTCAAACCAGCTAAGAAGCTTGCTGCAACGGTGTCCGAGTTAAATCCAGAAGATTACATGAAAAAGAAGTAAGCTAGTTTACTTATCCAAAAAATAATCGAGTTCTTTCGTACAGTTGACAATATGATGATATGCTAATTATTTCGTTCAGGTTAGGGCTGGAGCTTATTGCTCCGGCTCTTTCTTGTTCAACGGAGTAAATTATGTCTTTTCTCCCTTTAGTTAGATAGGAGGTTGATTAAATGAATTGTGATAAATGCGACATTTCCAAAACGTGCGTGCCCTGCTTGATGGGTACGGGTAGGAAGTCGGCTAAGATTATGTTTGTAGCTGATAATCCCACTGACTTCGAGAGTGATGATGGTCTGTGGATGAATGGTAAGGCTGGAAACCTTTTCCGTGACCTCCTAACCCAGATAGGGCTTGATGTAGACAAAGATTGCTACTTTACAGGGGCTATTAAGTGCCCGACCCCTTCAGACGATAAGGGCGTGCAAAGACAGCCTTCAAGAGACGAAATTGCGAACTGTAGTCCGTATCTTGACGCTGAGATTAAAATAGTAAACCCTGAAATTATCGTTCCGATGGGTAATGTAGCGTTGAAAAAGATTATGAACAAAACTGGTATTACGAAGTTCCGTGGTAAGGCGATTAAACAGGATGACCGCATTATCTTCCCGATGGTACATCCTACGACAATCTTCCGACAGCCGGTTCACGCGAAGAACTTCACAACCGACTTAGGAAACCTTGGTAAGCTGATTAAAGAGGGTGATGCCTTCTTAGAAAAGAAAGAGGTTGATTACAGATATCTTGAAACGATAGATGAAGCGATAGCTGAGATTGTTAGGTTGAATACAGAAGCTGACTCTGACATTATCGTATTTGACTTAGAGACCACTGGACTTGACCCTTTCCGTGATGACTCAAAGATTGTCTGTATCTCGTTAACCGATAAGACACACTATGGTGTAACGATACCTTTAGAGCATCGTCAGTTTACTTGGGCTGATGAAGAGCTTTACCGGCTTAAACAGCATCTTAAAGAGCTTATGGAAAACCAGAACGTTAAGAAGATGGGACATAACGGAAAGTTCGATACGAAGTGGTTGAAAGCTGTCTATGACATCGATACGAAGGGCTATGCGTTTGACCCGATGGTTGCGCATTATATCACTGTTAGTGAAGAGCGTGGTGGTCACGGGCTTAAAGAGTTAGCGTGGGAGCTCACCGATATGGGTGGGTATGATAATCCTCTTGACGACTACAAGAAAGAAAATGGGATCGTGGGTAACTACGATATGATTGACTGGGAAATCCTTCGAGAATACGCTGCTGCTGACGTAGACTGTACAATGCGTTTATACGAAGTCTTTAACCCGAAACTGGGCGAACACGAGAAGTGGCCATCCTTATTCGAGTTG